AATCGAAGCCCATCGGAGATTCAGTTCAGAGATTGCTCTCATAATCTGCTCCCTCGAGAACCTCGGCCCAAATGAATATTGAGTAGGCTCCGCAGCAGCACCATGGATACCAATAAGGTAATCGCCCCCTCCAATCTTACATGTCAAGGGAAGTCCGCAATTGCCTCCTTTGTTTCCATCCCACTCATACATGACGGCATCGTCCAGCAAGATGTCTCCAACATGTTTATCAAACAATTTGACGTGAGTCGAAGTAAACCTCGTTGGAGTGAGGGCGACAAATCCCTCAGCGAAGTCAGTATCAAGACCATCATTTAGTGAGTTTGTCAAATCGAGAAATTTCCTACACGGAACGCGAAGCATAACCACATCGTTTGAGACATCAACAACATCTTCCTTGCAGAAGGCAAATTCTTGATACTTCGAATCATCTTTCTCGAAAGAGGCGTAGATCCTAATGGATCCTTCTTCCTTACCACAAAAAAGATGTTTGTTCGTGATCATGTATTGGCCTTTGATGCCAAGTGCATATGCTCGATTAACAATCCCAGTATGAGTGGAGAAATAAACGACATTCTTCATAGCGCGCTTGGCAAAATCATTCAGGTCTTGGGTAGATGTAGATAAGACATGTCTACGGTCCCAAATGTTATAAGACTGTGTAAGAGCATTTTTAGTACGAGAAAGTTGCAATCCTGCACCAATCTTCTCTTCAACCTCTTCAATCTTAGTATTGAAAGGACCCTCCAATTTACCATCGGAGGAGACCTCGACCTTGACATCACCTTGAGATTGGATAGGAACTTCTTCCTTGGCCTTCTTCGGCTTAAGTACGAAAACTTTCGTCAACTTATCATCTTCTTGCTTGGAAAATACTTCCTTGAGGAGAGCGCCGGATGCCAAAAACGTGGATGCGGCTAGGAACCAAATAAGATAATTACTTCCTGCCTTACCTATGTCACTTTCTAGCATCTTCTTGGAAAACATCCCCGTGAAACTGTTGTAGCACGAGCGCATCTTATGGATTGAGTGAGAAATACTCGTTCCAAAAGTGCGACCCGTGAAATACAAGTAACACAGATACAGCAGGAGAAAGTCAAATACCTTAACGAACCACCACAAAGTGGTAAGACCCATCTTGCCAAATAAAGTCGTGCAGTAACCCGAGAAATACGCATACACGCACACAAAGAAAAGAATACTCGGATGCGTATCAGTTATTCCTGCTATCACCAACACAAGAGTCACAATAAAGGACAACGTGGAATCGATTAATTCCTTGGTTGACTTAGCAAAAAAAATTGCTTTCTCCTTAAAATCCGCGAGGTATTCTTGAAGCGAGGTAGAGAAATCACTATCTCCATGAGCGACAATAGGATTACCATAGATACTGGAGACAATCTTATGTCTAACGTCGTCCATGCGAATTTCCTTCTCAAGGTGCTT